GCGGAGTAGACTACGATACGCTTGCGCAAGCTGTGTGGACCTATGTGAGCCGCACGCTAACCTCGGGCAGCAATGACTGCCTGACCCTCCCCCAGTTCCTGGCTCTGAAGGACTGATGATGGCTAAGTCGCCTGCTTGGACCCGCAAAGAAGGCAAAGCCGAGGCTGGCGGCCTCAACGCCAAAGGCCGAGCCTCCTACAACAAGGCTAACCCCGGCAAGCCTGGGCTCAAAGCCCCGCAGCCCGAAGGTGGCCCGCGCAAGAAGTCATTCTGCGCCCGGATGTCAGGGATGAAGGCCAAACTTACCAGCGAGAAGACGGCCAAAGATCCGAACTCTCGTATCAATAAAAGCCTGAGGGCGTGGAACTGTTAACATGAAACACGAAGTTTCTGAAAGCACAAAACATGCTGTTGACGCCCTATCAGTCGTTACAGTGGTTGGCACGCTCGTGGAATTTTTACCTGCTGTTGCAGCAATCTTTACGATTGTGTGGACCGCAATTCGCATCTGGGAGACAGAAACAGTTCGCGGATGGCGAGGAAAGAAGTAATGCCTGTCCAGTCTGAAAAACAGCGCAGGTTTATGTATGCTTCACTTGCAGGCAAGACAGATGTCTCACCCAGCGTAGCGAAGAAGTTTGTTGGTCCCAAAGCACATGCCGAAGGAGGCAGTATGAAAGAGTCCAAGGAAATGATGAAGAAGGAAGTGGCCTTCATGAAGAAGAAGGGCGCTCCGAAGTCCATGATCAAGCACGAGATGAAGGAAGCCAAGGGTTACGCCAAGGGCGGCGGCATTGAGTCCAAGGGTAAAAAACCCGCCAAGATAGTCAAGATGATGGGCGGCGGTAAGTGCTGAGGAGCCTGAGATGCCATTACCAGTAATTGCTCGGGCAGTAGCTTCTAAACTTGCCAAAGATGCCGCAAAAAACACGGCAAAACAGACCGCGAAAGAAGCGGCAGAAACATCTGCTCAGCAAGCAGCAAAAGAAACTGCAAAATTTCCGGGGCAGCGTTTAACGGGAACGCGAGCAGCAAAAGACACAAAAGAGCCAACGGAATACACGCCAGAATTGTCTGGTCGTATGCGTTATCGTCAACCAAGGGAAGATGAGTTTTTTGAAACTCGCACTCCTCGCATGAGTGATGATTACAAAAAAGGCGGCAAAGTTCGTGGCGGCGGCTGTGAGCGGCAGGGCAAGACTAGGGGAAAATTTGTATGAGGCCGAGCCGTGGCATGGGTGACATTCGACCTGAACTGAAGAAGCGCCGTGACAACACCAACTTTAAGCAGTACGCCGAAGGTGGTGAGGTCGGGCTCTATGCCAACATCAACGCCAAGCGCAAGCGGATTGCCGCTGGATCGGGTGAAACCATGCGCAAGCCGGGTTCTCCCGGCGCTCCTACTGCCAAAGCCTTCAAGCGTTCTGCGCTGACAGCAAAGTAAGCCATGACAACATCCGGCACCGCTACGTTTAATTTAGATTTGGCAGAGTACGTTGAAGAAGCCTTTGAGCGCTGTGGTGCTGAGTTGCGCACGGGCTATGACCTGAAGACTGCACGGCGTAGCCTAAATCTGCTGTTTGCAGATTGGTCGAATCGCGGCATAAACATGTGGACCATTGAGCAGGGTACACAAGTCCTGACCGCTGGCACCAATACCTACACGCTGCCCGCCGATACGGTGGATCTGATTGAGCATGTGATTCGTACGGGCGCGGGAAATGTTTCCACACAGACTGATCTGACCATCACGCGCATCAGCGTTTCTACCTACTCGTCCATCCCGAACAAGCTGCAGCAGGCAAGGCCGATCCAAATCTGGATCAACCGCCAAGCAGCAGCGCCGCAGTTCACCGTGTGGCCCACGCCTGACAATTCTCAGACGTACACGCTCGTCTACTGGCGCTTGCGCAGGATTCAAGACGCTGGTGCGGGCGGGACGTACACACAAGATGTACCGTTTAGGTTCATCCCCGCTTTGGTGTCCGGCCTTGCCTACTATCTGTCCATGAAGATCCCCGGTGCGATGGAGCGTATGCAGGTGCTAAAGGCGCAATATGATGAGGACTGGGATCTTGCCTCGACGGAAGACAGAGACCGCAGTGCAGTACGTTTTGTCCCAAGGCAGATGTTCATAAGTTGATCATGGAGGTTTAAAATGGCAGGGCCGTTGTTTGCTGTGGGGCGGGCGCTGCTGGGCAGCCAGCTCACCCAGCCGATAATGAATGAGATGGCGATTCGCGGGTTGGGTAGCGGAACGCTGAGTCCGGAAGTGGCGCGGTTGCTGTACAGCAACCGCACTCTGGGCGAGCAGCTTGCCAGCAGCGTTGAGCCGCTGGGGCGGCTGCTGGGGTTCCTGCCCGAGGAGCGACCCAACTACAACCTGCCCGACGACTACAGCGTGGGTCCGCAGGGCGAGATTTACAACTTGGCCGGTGACCGCATGGTTACGGGCGAAGGCGTGACGGGGTTCCAGCCCGTAGCGCAATACGGGGAGTACGGGTTTCAAGAGCCTTTGCCGCCCCGTCCTGAAGGCTATCCGTCCGACGCACCGTGGCCGCCGCCTGGGGCGGGGGGCGGCTTTATGCCTGCTGCGGAGGGGCTGCTCAGCCTACAGCAACCGTCGCAGGAAGATGAACAAGAACGGCGCCGCAGGGAATGGCAGGATGCAACCGGAGGTGCTCATGGAGGTGTTGTTGCAAATGGCGTGATAGCGCAACGCAAGCGCCAGCAGGAAGAAGCAGCCAAAATGAAGGCACAAGCAATGCTTCGTGCTGTTCCAATGCCCAATGAGTACCGCCAAGGCGGGCGGGTGCGAATGATATGAGCAATCGCTTTGCAAACGGCGCAAAGGCATTTGGTTTCTGCGATGTCTGTGGGTTCCGTTTCGACCTCAAAAAGCTCAAGAATCTCGTAGTCAAAACCAAGCAAACACAGATCAAAGCGTGTCCTCAATGCTGGACCCCAGATCATCCTCAGTTGCAACTCGGGATGTACCCTGTAAGTGACCCCCAGGCCATCCGTGATCCCCGTCCAGATACGAACACTTGGTACTCTTCAGGTCAGACGGTTATTGACACCATCGGTATTGGTAGCCGGGTGATTGAGTGGGGCTGGGCTCCGATAGGTGGGTCCAGTGGTTTTGATGCGCCCCTGACGCCAAACAGCTTGGTCGGGCAGGGATATGTTGGTACAGTCCAAATTGTCACGACCTAAGGAGCGATGATGAAAGATGTTCACAAGCACGAACGTGCGATGCACCCAGGCAAGCCGCTGACCAAGCTTGCCAAGGGAGGGAAAGCCTTCAAGAAGGGTGGTCCCACCTCTGAGGACCGTATGCGCTTGGGCAAGAATCTGTCCCGCGCTGCCAACCAGAAGACGGGGTGAGCTATGAGCAAGATCACAAAACTGCCGCCTGCCAAGCAGGCATACCCGCAAGGCCCTGTCAATCCGCGTGACCTGTGCATGGTGGTGGGCAGCATCTCCAAAGAGTCCGCTCCGGGGCCGAAGACCTCCGGGATCAAGCAGCGTGGATCTGGTGCCGCTACTCGCGGCTTCATGTCTCGTGGGCCGATGGCGTGAGGTGAAACTTGAACTACACCGAGTTGCAGACTGCCGTTGAGGACAGCACGGAAAATACGTTTTCCGCGACAGACTTTGCGCTTCTGACGAAGCTAGCAGAGCAGCGCATCTACAACTCGGTGCAGCTTCCCAATTTGCGGAAGACATCAAACCTCACGCTGACCATTGGTAATCCGTTACTTGTAGTGCCGACAGACTTCTTGTCTGCGTTTTCCTTTGGGGTTACATCGGGCACTACGTTCAGCTACCTGCTGAACAAAGATGTGAACTTCATGCGGGAGGCTTTCCCGAGTTCAACTACAACGGGGACGCCGCAGTACTACGCCCTGTACGGGACGCAGACCGGAACTCCGCTGGTGCAGTCTTTCCTGTTGGGGCCCACGCCCAACGCTGCGCTGACGGCTGAACTGAACTACTTCTACTACCCGGAGAGCATCGTCACTGCATCGACCACATGGCTGGGCAACAACTTTGACTCGGTGCTGTTCAACGCAGTGATGCTGGAAGCTGCCCGGTTCATGAAGCAGGAGCAGGACATCGTTGCGCTGATGGACAAAGAGTACATGCAGTCCTTGGCGCTGTTGAAGAACCTGGGTGACGGGCGCGACAGGCAGGACAGTTATCGCTCGGGGCAGGTACGAACACAGGTGAACTAAATGGCTCTGGTACAAACGCTATGCTCTTCGTTCAAACAGGAGTCATGGCTGGGTATCCATGATCTGGATACCGATGTTTTGAAGATGGCGCTCTACACGAGCGCCGCTTCTCTTGGTGCGGACACCACGGCCTACACCCTCACAGGTGAAACGTCTGGCACAGGCTACACCGCAGGCGGGGAGGTTCTTGTCAACGTTCAAGTCCTTCTTTCTGGTACCACGGCGTATTGCACGTTTGATAACCCTGCGTGGCCGGGGTCTAGTTTTGTCACCCGTGGTGCGTTGATCTACAACACTTCCAAAGCCGACCGTGCTATTGCCGTTTTGGACTTCGGTTCTGACAAAACTGCTGGGCCAAATTTTACGGTACAGCTTCCGGTTGCTTCTGCCACCACGGCAGTCATTCGATTTGCTTGAGGTAAAAAATGCCATCTTCATACACCACCTCGCTGCGTCTCACGCTTCCTGCTACTGGGGAGTTGAGTGGCACTTGGGGCAGCACTGTAAACACCGGCATTACTGAACTGCTTGATGCTGCGGTTGCAGGTACGGCGTCGATCTCTACGTGGGGTGGAGCGGGGGTTGCGTACACGCTGAGCAACAATTCTGGCACTGCGGACGAAGCACGCCGGATGTTCATTGTGGCGACGGGCACTCCGGGTGAGGCCAAGAACGTCATCTGCCCTGCGGTCAGCAAAATGTACGTGTTCAGGAACGACACGACGGGTGGCTTTGCACTGACTCTGAAGACCTCTGGGGGCACAGGTATTTCTGTCCCAGCGGGCCAGTACAAGTTCCTGTACTGCGATGGGACCAATGTAGTTGAAACGTTCAACTCTGCCGGGGCACTGACCCTGAGCGGAGCTTTGTCTGTGGGGGGCACGGCAACATTTGCAGCCAACCCGACGCTGTCTGCGGGCACAGCCAATCAGGTCCAGTACCTGAACGCTTCCAAGGTGCTGGTGGGCTCTGCGAACCTGACGTTTGACGGTACGGCGTTGACGCTCGGAGGGAATCCGACGCTTTCCGCAGGCACCGCCAACGGCGTGACCTACCTCAACGGCAGCAAGATGCTGACGAGCGGGAGTGCGCTGACGTTTAATGGGACTTCGCTTGGTGTTGCTTCTGTCGCATCAACAGCCGCTTTGTCTTTGTCAAGCGCCACTAGCACTGCAATCAACCTCAACATTGGAGGTACTGAGCTTGCGCGTCTTTCTGCAAACGTAAACGGTATTTTTACTGTTGGTACAGAAGGAAGCGTTGCAGGGCTTGGTACGGGGTACGCAACGCTAGGAGCTTACAGTACTAATGGTGGTGGTTTTCGCATTTATCGGGGTACAGGCGCAGGAACCTCATCTGCCTTTTTTTATGCAGATAGCACCGGCACATTTCTTGGTTCAGCCGAAAACACTTCTTTACTTTTTTACCAAAACAACACCGAACGCGCCCGCATCACGAGCGGGGGTAACCTGCTGGTGGGGACGACAACTGATCCCGGTAGCACTAACAGCCGACTGGCTGTAGACCACACTGGTTCTGATTATGGTTTGACGCTCAACACAGCAACTTCTGCTGGCCCAAATCTTCTTCAATTTAGAAACAGCAATAGCAACGGCGAAGCGCGGTTGTTGAACAACACTGGCGGGCCACTCACGTTCTATCGCAACCCTACCACCGAAGCTGCCCGCATCACGAGCGTGGGTGATTTCATACCAATAGTGCAGACAGCGGCACCTACGCTTACCAGCAACCAGCAGATGGTGTTTACGCTCACCAGCAACACAAACTTGCGCATATCTGTTCGCGGAACGGACGGGACAACTCGCGTGGCAAACATTACTTTGGCATAAGGATCCAACCATGAACTGGACCATCTCTTCCCTCGACCACACTCTTCCCGAGTGCTGCGTAACCACCGCCCACTGGCGTGTTTCAAAGACCGACGGCACTGCTTCTGGCAGCGTCTACGGCACGATCTCGTTGCCGCACAAGGATCACGACGCCCCCGACTTCATCCCTTACGAAGACCTGACCGAAGAAATTGTTATCGGCTGGGTCAAGGACCAGATGGGCGCCAACCAAGTCGCTGCGTATGAGGCCGCAGTGCAAGGGCAGATCGATGCCCAAGTCAATCCCACAACCGCCTCTGGAACTCCTTGGAGCAACTGATGAAAACCGATACCCCCATCTCCTTGACACTGGGCCTCGTCAACGGCATCCTGCAGTACCTCGGTACGCGCCCCTACGCGGAAGTCTTCCCGCTGGTGCAGGAGATCCAAGCGCAAGCCATGCCGCAGGTGCCTGTACCTGCTCCGACGCCCGAGTCCGCTGGTCTGAGCGACTGACATCATGCTCGACATCCTCGGCGGGGGCCTGCTGGGCTCAATTTTTGGGGGCTTGTTCCGCCTCGCCCCGGAGGTGCTGAAGTTCTTGGATCGCAAGAACGAACGCCTGCACGAACTCAAGATGTTTGAGCAGCAGTGCCAACTGGAGCAGATGCGCGGGGCGCAGAAGTTGCAGGAGATCGGCGCTCAGCACGGCATGGCCGTAGATGTCGGCGTGTTGGATGCGTTCAAGAGCGCGCTGGATCAGCAGACCGAGATGGTCAAGGCCGCAGGCGGCTGGGTTGCTTCGCTCAGCGCTTCGGTACGCCCGGTGGTCACCTACTGGATTCTGTTCATCTGGTCGTTCGTGCACATCTGGTTTGCCTGGAACGCTTGGCTGCAAGGCATGCCGCCAGTGGAAGTGTTCAAGACCGCCATGTCGCCTGACTTCGCAGCATTGGTGGCGGGTACGATCAACTACTACTTCATGAACCGCACGTTAGAAAAGAGAGGGCTTGCGTGAACCTTGACGTAGCGGTCGCGCTGTGCAAGCAGTTTGAGGGGCTGCACCGGCTCGGCAAGGACGGGCTGATCTACCCCTACATCTGCCCCGCAGGCTACCCTACCATCGGTTGGGGAACGGTCTACAAGCCTTCAGGCAAAAAGGTCACGATGGATGACCCGCCGATTACCCGCGACATTGCAGACGCTTGGCTCATGGACGAGCTTCAGCGGGTCTGCGCTTCGGCGGTGATCAGGCAGTGTCCTGAGCTTTTTGCTTGGAGCGTGACCAACGGGAACTGGCGGGCCTTCTGCGCCATTGCAGACTTCACCTACAACCTGGGGTCAGGTAGACTCCAGACCTCCACCCTGCGGCGCAAACTCCGTGCGCTTGACTGGGAAGGTGCCAAAGAGCAACTGGCCCTGTGGGTTCGCGGTGGCGGCAAAATATTGCCCGGTCTGGTGAAACGCAGAGCCGCAGAAATCGCTTTGCTGGGGTAAATATGCCACTCAAAAAGATACAGCTAAAGCCCGGTGTTAATAGAGAAAATACCCGCTACACCACGGAGGGTGGGTGGTTTGAGTGCGACAAAGTACGCTTTCGTTACGGCACACCAGAGAAAATTGGTGGCTGGAGTCAGGTATCTAACGTAAACACATTTGAAGGTACAGCACGTTCGCTGTGGCCTTGGTCTTCTCTGCTGGGCATGGGTACGAACGAGAAGTTCTACATCATGTATGGTGGTGCGTATTTTGACATCACGCCGATAAGAGAGACTACACCTGCAGGAGCAATCACATTTGCTGCTACAAACGGTTCTTCAACAATTACTGCAACGGACACCGCTCACGGAGCAATAACTGGAGACTACGTTACTTTTAGCGGCGCAGTATCTTTAGGCGGCAACATCACAGCTACGGTCCTAAACCAAGAATACCAAATCACTGTACTGACGGTTAACACGTACACGTTCACCGCCACTGCTACAGCCAATGCGTCAGACTCAGGTAATGGTGGAGCCTCCGTAGTCGGCGCTTACCAAGTCAACGTAGGTCCATCTATTCAAACACCTCTGTCTGGATGGGGCGCGGGGCCTTGGGGTGGTGGCACGTGGGGTATCGGGAGCACATCACTTGAGTCCCTGCGGGTGTGGAACCAGCAGAATTTTGGTGAGGATCTGATCTTTGGCCCCAAGGACGGGCCGATGTACTACTGGGACAATTCTTCCGGTCTTTCCACCCGTGGTGTCAATCTGACCTCACTTACCGGCGCGTCGGACGTCCCGACGGTGCAGCGCCTCATGATGGTCTCGGACGCCTCGCGTTTTGTGCTGGCCTTCGGGTGCAACGACTACGGCACCGCTGATCAAAATTTAATGCTGATCCGCTGGTCTGATCAGGAAAGCGCGGTCAGTTGGACGCCTGCCGCGACAAACCAAGCGGGTAGTTTGACGCTTTCACACGGTTCAGAAATCGTAGGCGTTGCCCAGGTTCGCCAAGAAATTTTGATCTGGACAGACATCGCTCTGTACTCGTTGCAGTACCTTGGCCCGCCTATCGTGTGGGGTTCTCAGATGCTGGCCGACAACGTGTCGCTCATCAGCGACCGGGCCATGATCACCGCAGGCGGTGTGACCTACTGGATGGGTGAAGAGAAGTTCTACGTCTACGACGGTCGTGTGCAGACACTCCCCTGCGATCTGCGGCAGTATGTGTTCAGTGACTTCAACCTCAACCAAGCCGAGCAGGTCTTTTGTTCAACGGTAGAGCGCTTCAACGAGGTCTGGTGGTTCTACTGCTCGGCAGACAACAACACCGCTTCTCCTGACAAATACGTGGTGTACAACTACTTGGAAAAGATCTGGTACTACGGCACGATGGACCGCACCACTTGGATTGATGCCAGCATCATCAGCGACTTCCCCATCGCAGCCTACGGTAACCAACTCCTGTACCAAGAGTCCGGTGTGGATGACAACTCCACAGGTATTGCGGCGGCTATTGAGTCCTACATCACATCGTCTGAGTTCGACATTGACGACGGGCACAACTTCTCGTTTGTCTGGCGGGTGCTGCCTGACATCACCTTCCGAGGCTCTACGGCGGGCTCACCCACAGCCACGCTGACGCTCCTGCCCCTGCAGAACTCAGGTTCAGGCTACAACAACCCGGCGTCCCTCGGCGGCTCAGACAACGGGGCCATCACGCGCTCAGCCGTGGTTCCAGTTGAGCAGTTCACGGGGCAGGTAAACATCCGAGTTCGTGGTCGTCAGATGGCGATGAAGATTGAATCCGACGGTGTAGGTGTGATGTGGCAGCTTGGTTCTCCTAGAATCGATCTCAAGCCTGATGGCCGTAAAAGCTGACTATGCCGCTGATCTACAACGTCATCAAGCGCTTCGTTGCACCGGCTCTTCCACAGGCATCGCAAGAGTACGACCAGAAGTACTTCGACAAATTTAACAGCGTCCTGCGCCTGTACTTCAACCAACTAGACCAACTTCTGGGGCAACTTGTGAGCACATCTGCAACCGTTCCAGTCTCCATCGGCGGGACCAACGTCGATGCCTTTGGTCGGCTAAGAACCAGCGCTCCTTACACGCTGTTTGACTCTCAGAACCGCTACGCTATTGACAATCAGTTTGACACCAGCACAGCCACTGGGGGGTCAACCACGTACCTGCCCAACGAATCATCGGTACGGATGGATGTCACTACCTCCAGTGGTTCTGAAGTTGTAAGGCAGTCTTACAGGTGCATGCCGTACCAACCCGGCAAGGGTTTGTTGTGTTTGGCTACGTTCGTGATGAACACCGCCAAGACGGGGCTTCGCCAGCGGGTGGGGTACTTTGGGACCCAGAACGGCGTGTTTATCCAACAGAACGACAGTACTGTTTCATTCGTCCTGCGGTCTTACATCTCAGGATCTGTCAGTGATGCGCGGATCGTGACGCAAAACAACTGGAACGGCGACAAACTTGACGGCACGGGAGACTCCGGGTTTACCCTTGACCTGACCAAAGCACAAATTTTGTGGATGGACTTTGAGTGGTTGGGTGTTGGATCTGTTCGTTGTGGGTTCATCATTGACGGGCAGTACATCGTCTGCCACACGTTTGAGAACGCAAACGACATCACTTCTGTTTACATGACCACGGCAATTTTGCCGGTCAGGTATGAGATTACCAACACCGCTGCGACGGCCAGCGCTTCGGCTTTGAAGCAGATCTGCTCCTCGGTGGTTTCAGAAGGTGGCTACGAGCAGACTTCCATTGAGCACGTGGCCCGCAGGACAACGACCAAAACTTCAATCAGCACAACCTTTCTTCCTTTGGTGTCCATCCGGCTGGCTTCCACGGCGCTGAACGCAGTGGTGCTGCCTGCAAAATTTAACGTGATGCCGACCTCGACGGGGGATGACTTTGAGGTAGTGTTGGTTAAAAATGCCACCGGGCTGACCTCGGCCTCTTGGGCTGCGGTCGCAAGCGATGCCAACGTGGAGATGGACACTTCTGCCACGGCCATGACGGTAGGCACCATCGTAGATATCCAGTACGTGAAGTCCACTAACCAGTCCAGCGGGACGATCAACCAGACTGCTGGGTACAACTGGGATCTTCAGTTGGGCTCCTCCTTGACTGGGACGAGTGATATCTATACGCTGGGCATCCGGGTGCTGTCGGGCTCTTCCGGTGCGGCCATCGGGTCTTTGACCTTCTACGATTTGACGCAGTGATAGGTTAAAGCCATGCGTGATCTTTTTTCAATGATCCCAGAAGACTGGGGCGACCCAGACAAATTTGGGGAAGCAGAAAAATTAAAATGGTACAACGAAAACAAAGTCACGCCGGATGAGTTGCTTGCTACAGGTGTTGTTAGCCAAGACACAATCGACACCATGCTTGGGCGTGGGTATGTAGGAACCTATGATGCACCCCCTGCTGCACCAATTCCAACTGCTGCACCAGCCCAACAAACTACTTTCCAGCCGTTTGTACAAGAAGATTCTTACGACCCATACGCCTACCAAGATAATTACAGTTATCAAGATCTGATAGCGGACACAACTTCCACACTGGCCCCCACGCCAGCACCTACCCCTGCGCCTACCGTCGCTCCTGCAGCATTTAACCCACTTACTTTTGACTGGGCAAATTATGCGAGAAGTCAAGAGAATATTGGCCCACCTTCCAAAACCGTTGACGGCATAGCTTACACCCCCGTGTTTTACGAACAAGGGTCTGGTGAAAACTACTACAAAGATTACGGACAGTTACTTGGAATTTTCAAAGGACCTGTAGACTCTAAACCGGGTGATATTCTTGAAAACATTGACCCTGTAACTGGTCAGATTAACCAATGGCAAAGTGAGAAAAATCGCGGGTTCTTCGGTGATATGTTTCACAGCTTTGGCAGCGTTGCAAAAGATCTTGCTCCCCTCGCCCTTACGGCTGTTAGCTTAAATCCAGCGCTTGCCACAGCGCTTGGCACAGCAATTGCAGGTTCTTCTGGGGCAGCTGGATTAACTGCTACTCAAATTGGCTCCATCGCTGCGAATGTTGGCGGTACAGCGTTACAAGGCGGGGATCTTGGCGACGTATTGAAGTCCGCAGCGAGTGCGTATTTGCCTGGGGCAGTAAGTAGCGCACTGCCTACAACGGGAGTTACAGCA